GGTCAATTGTTGCCAATTCACCGGTTAGGCTACCTAACTGCGCGAACGCAGCATTCCTCAACTGAGCATCCTTCAAAAGAAGGCCCACCTTATTAAGACGCCGACGCATGGCTCGACCGATTCCCTTTTGGATATAGGAATTCAGGTCAGGCTCAATTGCGATAACACGGTCAGTCTTTGCGTTCTTCGGGACAGTAGTAACTCGCGCACCATCCACCCAGTTGACATTAAAAGTCCAACTTGGGTGCCAGGCTTGGAAAGCCTGGATGATGGGTTGTAAGTTGTGTGTTGCATCCAACACCAGCGTTGAATACTTGTAGTAGGCGTCGCCATAACGTCTTTCCATGGACGTCGTGGCTCCTGGTCCCCAGCCGCAGAGCTCAATGCAGGTATCCCAACTGAATTCCCCTAGTAGTTTCGCTATTTTTCGCCGCGCCGTTTCAATAACGGAGTGCGCCGATATATCGCATGTCGCGATCGTGCGGAGCTTGCTACGGAAGAACTCGTTGGATTCTCTACATGAGATCTCAGCCTTGGTAAATTTCTCCAAGGCAACGGCTGAACGATCAACGTCTAAGTTGTACGCCGGGTACTTACTGCCGAGTTCGACAGCAAGGTAATCTCGACGAAACAATTCAACGTCATCGTACTCAGAGGGATTAATCTCCAAGTCCAGCATCTCTTGATAAGCACCCTTGCTTAAGAGTTGATGCATCGTTTGGGACACGGACGTATTTAGTTCCAATAACACGCCATCGATCAGCATTAGGGCCTGATCGGGGATTTGCCTGTTCGCTTCGACCTTGCGGTTTGAGCGACGGAGCTTTCCTTTCGACATAGGTAAAGACCTCTGTTAAATGGAATTTCGAGTCAAGGTACGTTGCCGTACCGGCCGCTAATACGTAAAACGCGTATAACAGCCAGCGTGGCATACAGCGAATGATGCGAAAGAAAGCATCAGTACACGTTGGACAGGTCATCGACCAAGTCCGCGCACATAGCGGAACCTAAGGCCTCTTTGATTAGGGACCTTAAATTGCTCCGCTCTTCGCTGGAACTGTCTGCGGGAAGCAGCAGTTCTACTTTGGCTCTCGCCGACCGAGCGACGATAGGATTATCGACGCCATTCACCGTCTCAGTAACGACGACGGGAAGCTGCAAGTCCGCAACGAACTTGTAGTAGGCCGGGCCTCCCCCTGTATTTGAAGGGGGCTGACGCAACTTCATGGACAAGGTCTCAAAACCGATGGGAACATCGGTCAGAGTACGCTCGACCCAGTAGGCCACGTCACCGTCGATCCGTTTCGGATCAAAGGTATGCTGGATGCTCTCGGAATCCGTGAGCAGTAATTGTGCAAAAGCTGGCACAGACAGTTCCTCCTAGAGGATATTGGTTATGGCTAGCGAGATCGCGTTAGCGACACGTTTACCGGAACAGCCGTTCAAGTCTAAAAGACCGAGAACGTCTACGAAACTGGCGGAAGGCCAGTCTTCAAGGACACGACGCTGCATATCGAACTGCCTTAATTCCTTATGGTAGATCGATGTACTGCCGATACATTTCTGATATCCGCAGTATCTCGTATTGCACACTCCGTTGCGTACGCCGTAATTGCCCTTCATCTCCATGACCACAGTAGTACTACCGCCGAGGAAATCCATCCCCGAAGCGGCATCTAACTGTGAGAGGTATGACCCGATCGGAACAAACCAATCAAGGACGAAGGAAAACGGGACTAATTCCCATGCGACCTGAAGTGGGTTCGTTAAACCCCACTCGGAAGCTGTTTTCCAACCTGAACTGGAAACATAACCATCAATACGGGTAATTGCCCGAATCAGGTTATTAAGACTAAGGTCGATATCAAGGTGGCTCAAAACCACCAGAGACTCAGAACCTTGCTTGACTTCGACGTTCCATTCGTCAGAAGCCTTTCCAGTGGCCCCCCATCTATACCGATCCACGTACTTCCCGTCATTATCTGACAGGCGTGAAACAGCATTGTAAACATCTCCAACCAGTGGTAACCAGCCATATTGAAAGGCTAGCCACATCTGGAAGGGTGTTTTTATATAAGGGACCATCTTCCGTACGTCTTTTTTGTAGCGGATAAACCTGGAACGCTTGCTCCCCCGAAATAAACGGTAGAGTGCTTTCCAGTCAAGACGCTTTGCAGCTCTTATACCCTTGGTAATAGTCCTTACGGCGCTTAGCACCATGTGGCACGTCTCACGACGTTCCCCAAATGCGACGCCAAGGTCCACAGCCATGTGTTTGAGCTTATCATTTGCCTTTAGAATGGACTGAGCCTCAAGAGCAGCTTTTTTATCACTGTTCAAGAATTGCTCAGCCCAAAGGTCCTGATTTGCATAACGTCTGTCCGCAAAACATAGCCCATGCTCACAGCAGAATTTGTGGTTTTCACACGTCCCAGACTGGGGCGACGTGAAGTTGTATTCCACAAGTGGCCCGTCAAGGGCACCTTCTTTTATCCTACGAAGGTATGGTGAGGGCCGTATCCACCCAGAAGGCGTGGACGGCTTACCAGACGATTTCGTCCTGGTGTCCTCTTTGAACAACCAATAGCGATTCTTATGATGAATCACTTTGGGAGCTCGACCATCACATGCTGTATAAACGGAGTCAGGGGCTGGAAGATTTGCCATTCAGATTACCTCTATGGCACACAGGAACGATTTCCTGGATGCAGGAACAGGTGGCCTCCGG